GACTTTTGCCAACGCGTACATTTCAGCAATAAACCTGATCATTCGAGGCATGAATCTGATCAACCCGTTTAGCGACATTGCATCATTGCCAACACTCAACTTGGGCAGTATTGGTGGCAGTAGTAGAGGCGCATCTGTTGGCTCTGGTGCAGCACGTGAGGGCGGAGTAGGTCAAGTGTTGGCTGGCGTGCCGTCTATGCCGGCTATGCCTGCCCCTGCAGCACCGTTGCCTAGCGCTGGCGGTGGTGGCGGTGGCGCTAGTTCTGCTGGTGGTGCGTTTGGTATCGGACGCGTACAAGGCGGTTTAACAACTTTTGGTAACGCTGAACGTATCGCGGCGCGTACTGGCGGCAATGTAACTATTAACGTGTCTGGCGGTATTAGTACTAGCGCTGAAATTGGTGAGTCCGTAGTCAACGCTATACGTGCATACAACAGGGCGGCAGGCCCAGCCAACATTGCGGTTGCCTGATGGCTACATCAGTTGTACAAAGCGGCGATTACGAACTGTTTATTGACACAGGGTTTCAGATCGATGCGTTTGTGCTTGATGATGCAACTAAGGGCGTGCTCAATAACACAGAATACGTTTTAGACGGCACAACAGAGTTTGCACCAATGTTGGAATACTCGACCAATGTAAACATTAAACGCGGTAGGCGTGACGTTGGCGATCAGTTCAGCGCTGGCACAATGTCGTTTAACTTAAACGATGACCTTGCTGGTGGCACTCTAAACCCGTTGTACTCGTCTAGCCCGTATGTTGACCCTGCAGGGCAATTTACATTAGCGCCGTTACGCCGGGTGTCGTTTGGCAGATACAACAGCGTTGGCACATTTGTAGCGCTCTTTGTTGGTCAAATTGTTTCATACGATTACAACTACGAGTTGGGGGGCACAAACACGGTAACCGTTTATTGTGCTGATGATTTTTATTTGCTGGCACAAACTGCGTTGGCTGAATACAACGTAAGCGAGCAATTGTCTAGCGCTCGACTCGCAGCCGTCTTAGATTTACCAGAGGTTGCTTACCCTGCGTTGAGCCGTGACATAGAAACAGGTACGCAAACACTTGGCGGCGCAGCTGCATACACCGTCCCTAACGGCACAAACGTTAAGGCATACATAGACCAAATACAGCAAGCCGAACAAGGTCGCATTTTTATGGCGCGCACAGGCGTATTAACCAGCCAGCCAAGAATAGGCAACACACTGTCGGGCAGTGTCGCAGACTTCCACGATGACGGCACAAACATCCCTTACAACTCGTTAGGCATTATCTACAACGCAGACGTAATCGTTAACCGGGCAAGCATCCAGCATTTAGGTGCTACTAGCCCAGAGGTCGCAGACGATGCAGCAAGCCAAGCCAAGTACCTAATCCAAAATGTAAGCATCACTAACAGCCTGCTACACAACGATGCAGCCGCGCTGGCGCTGGCAGAGTACCTGCTTGTAGGCGAGCCTGTAGCCACGTTTAACGCCGTGCAAACCGATTACCTAATGCTTACTACAGCGCAACGCGAGGCGCTGGCGCTAGTTGATATTGGTGACACAATTACAATTACCAACACAATTACAGGCGGTCAAGTAGCCCAAGAACTATCGGTTGAGGGCGTAGAAATATCGGTCAACATAAACAACGGCCATCGAGTCACGTTCTACACGGCCAACACCGTGATCGTCTATGAGTTCATACTTAATGACCCAATTTACGGTAAGTTAGGGATACAAGACCCACAGCCAGTTTTAGCGTAAAGTAGGAACTATGCCAAACGAACAAACATCAGTACCGTTATTTGCTAGCGGCGAGGTGTTGACCGCACAAAACCTTAATTTGAGTGCCGGCACAGGCGTACCTGTTTTTGCTACAACTGTTACGCGTGACGCAGCGTTTGGTGGCACAAGCGAAAAGGTGCTGGCAGAGGGGCAACTTTGCTACCTGTCGGACTCAAACATTGTGCAGTACTACACGGGCGCGGCGTGGGCTACTGTCGGGCCTGCAACATCTGGCGCGCTAGTCCGTGTTGGCGGTGGCACATTATCAACATCTACAACCACTTTTAGCAATGTGTTTTCATCGGCTTACAACACTTATCTGATACAAGGAAACGACATTACGGTTAGCGCATCGGCAACAATGCGTTTAAGCATCAGCGGCAGTGGAGGCACAACTTACAGTTCCAACACTATTAACATGACCTACACATCAGCAACCGTCACAGGTGACACTTACAACGGGTCAGGCAACTTTGTTATTGGTACACCACAAACCACAAACACAGGTTTTGAAATGGTTTTAGTCTCTCCGTTTTTGTCTAAAGCAACACAAGCGTTTAACCGTATGTCCACTAACACCAACTGTTGGCAGTCTTACGGTGTTGATACCAACGCCGCATCAAGCGTAAGTTGCACAATCCTTATGCCAGGCGCACAAACCTTTTCTAGCGGAACAATAAACATTTACGGATACGCGAACAGTTAGGTTTAACATGACACGACCAGACACACGAATCATTGACGGCGAAACAGTTATTGATCGAGAAATGACCGAAACAGAGCACGAGCAATTTTTGTTGGCACAAAACGAAGCCAAAGCACAAGCAAAAGCCGCAGCCGATAAAGCCACAGCACGACAAGCCGTACTCGACAGGCTAGGAATAACAGCCGATGAAGCCGCGCTATTACTTGGCTAGTGTCATGCTTGCACTCGCCCTGACCGCCTGCGAAACGACACGCACAAACGCAGGCAAAAAAACTGTACGCAACAGCGCACTACCAGCAAACTGCGAAACGATAAGGCAATGCGACAATGACTAAAAACAAAGCAGAAATTGAGCATTTACACGCACGCATGATTGTGTTTGTCGGCTGCACAATTGCAGTGACATTTGCAATCACAGTTATTGGTTTTGTTTACGGGTTGCTGTTTGTAACGCAACCCTTAGAGCAATCACCAAACGATGCACAGTTCATTGACTTGCTATCTACATTGACTGTGTTTATGACCGGCACGTTGTCTGGTCTAGTTGCCGCTAATGGCCTTAAACGAAAACCTGCTGATGGCAGTACTACCAGCCAACCCTAAAGTCATCGGGTCTAAGCCGTACACAGGTAACAGTGACGGTGCAGCTGCAGGCCCACGTGCAGGCATGGACGAATGGATACGGCAAGCGATAAAGCACGGTGGTGGCGCGTTTTGGAATAACGGCTCATACGGCGTTAGATCGAAAAGAGGCTCTGAGTCACTAAGTGTTCATGCCACTGGTCGAGCAGTTGACCTGTCGTATAGGCCGTCAGAAAAACAGCCAACAGCAAACCGCAAAGCAACAATTGCGTTTATCAACATTGTGTTAGCCAACGCAAACGAGTTAGGTGTTGAGTGCGTGCTCGATTATTTCCCTAAAGCATTTGGGCGCGGCTGGCGTTGTGATCGTCAAGCGTGGAAGTCGTACAGCAAACCAGAGATACACGGCGCACCGGGTGGCGATTGGTTACACGTGGAGATAAACCCACAAATGGCAGACTCACCAAACCTTGTAAAACAAGCGTTTCAGAGGGTATTCACCGAATTGCCACAGTAGTGCCCTATGGTGGAAACACCGACGATAGGAGATGCATTATGGCAGACGCTAAAACATACATTTATGAGGTTTACACAACCATCATGGACAGCCAACAACACGTGCTTGTTCAGATATTTCGTGACCCCACAACAGACAAAGTGCTGCACGCGCAAATTGCGTTTAAGGACGCTCAAGGCGATAGTTGGCAGACCCCTTACCAATTGGAGAAAAAATGACGTTTATAACACTCAAAATAAGTGCATGGTGCATTACAGGCTTAGCGGCGTTTACGTTGCTCTGGGGGGCTAGTGAAGCGCCTGAGAGGCAACTACAGCCGGGTGAGCAGATTACGACAACCCTAATAAGCATTGTGCCTACGTTGCCAGAGACAACTACGACAACTACGACTGTGCCTAAAGGTTGTGCACAGTACGTGGCTGATGCAATTACGGCTGGTTGGCCTGCAGATCAAGCACCAATGCTGGCACGCGTCATGTTTCGTGAGTCGCGCTGCATCCCAACGGCATTTAACGCAAAGGACAGTAACGGCGGTAGTCGAGGCTTAATGCAAATGAACGGCACACACGTGCAGTGGCTTACCGAACTTGGTTTTATTACAACGCTAGATGACCTGTTTAAGCCAGAGGTCAATCTTGCAGCATCCGCACACCTTTACCGTATGGTGGGCTGGCAGGCATGGGCTAGCACACATGGCTGATCTACCATTCCCCGATAGTGGCATTAGCCAAGAAACGAGAGAAGCAATGTATCCCGATACGTACAGCGACAAACTAGGCAAGGTTTACACCAACCTGATAGACGAAATTGTGCGACCAGCACACGTACAAAGCAATGTGCCAGACCACAGCATCCTGCTAGACGAACTAGCAATTATGTACGAAGCAAACATCACAATTGGCGGTGAACAAAACAGATTTAACGCATCAGTGTTACGCGCGGCCATAAATGTTATACGCGCCTTGTAAAGCCTGTGGGCTAACAATGCACGGCACTCGATACCGGCACAACCCTGAAAAAGTAATGTGGTTACATCCAAACCTAAAAGCATGTACTAAGGTAAAACCAATAAACCCGACAAACAGAAAGAACCCGACATGAATAATCAGTTAGAAATGTTTACAACAACATTGGGATTGGCTGGAGAAAAAACGCGTGTAGCGCTTGACCATCCAAGTGTTGCAGTGTCACGCAATGCACCGGACACATCACGCGCAGCTGCAGAACAAGCCAAACCGCACGCAGGCAAACAACGCGAACTGGTGCACTTTTGGATTAAATGGGCAGGCCGTACAGAGGCTAAAGGCATGACTGCAGACGAAATAAGTGTGCTACTAGACCTACCTGCACAGTCTGTGTCAGCACGCATTAACGGCTTGCATCGAGACGCATACATTGTTGACAGTGGCACACGCCGCAAAACACGGTACGGACGCAACGCCATAGTTTGGATTGCTTGCTGATGGCACACTTTGACCTATCGCTATACGAAACAGTTGCACAACGCCTTGTGCGTTGGTGGACAGAATACCCAGACGGCAGAATCATCACGTCAATACATCATTATGACGGCTCAACCATCATCATGCGCGCAGAGTGCTACAACAACGATGACAGACTTATTGCCACAGGCTATGCAGAAGAGGTATTTGGCAACAGTCCTGTAAACAAAACATCGTTTTTAGAAAACTGCGAAACTAGCGCCATTGGCCGTGCGATTAGCAACAGCCGTATCGGGCATACAGGCGAGCGCGCATCATCCACAGAAATGGAAAAGGTCAACCGGGTCAACAGTGAGCCTGCTCGACCAGACACACACGGCAGCGCTACACCTAAACAGATTGGTTTCTTAAAGAGCCTTGCACGCGGTAAGGGCTGGGATGAACTGCAGCTGCTTGACTACATACACAGAGCGCTCAATGTAGATGATGTCGTTGTAGAGACATTAACCAGCGCTCAGTGCCGCGTGATTATAGACGGGCTAAAGAAATGAACCAACAAGCACAAACTAAACAAATGCAACAAGTGTTAGACGCGGCGGCATCAGCAATGGACGAAATGGAACGTTGGCAACGGATTGCCACAATGATGAGCCATTTCATGGTTTGCAACAAAGGCGGTGATGTCTGCAAACATTGCGCGTTAGCAACGCAAGAATACATGCAAGCAAAACAAGAGCAAGCAGCGATTGAAGCGGAATATCTACAGATCGTTAACGGTTTAGTCAAATGATGAACCCACAAGAGGAATACAACCGTTTGCATGATCATTGCCAAGCGTTAGGCCGTGAGCGTGACTTCTTACTGCGTGAAGTAGAACGCTTAACAGACGAACTGCATTTAGCCCATGAGGCATTGCGTAGGCAAATGCTATGAGCCGTCATGTGTGGCTTGCATTGGCTCTTACGGTGCTATGTGCTGCGTTAATGGTCAGGTCTGATAAGAAGTAAAACCTACACAATCGGCTAGTTGCGTATACCTAAGCCTGTCGCAGGGCGGTTGGATGATCTGCGGTAACGCAGTTAGACCAGCGCGCACAAAACCTGCTACACGAAAGGCAATGTGCTAAGCGTTGGGGCGACTCGTAAACATAATCGAGTGATGTGCAAGGTAATCGGATTGAGGCAGCCCGATGGGTAGAGCAACATCACTATGTTTAACATCACATACCAGATCACATACACTAAACAAACCGACACAAAGGACAAGCCCGACATGAGACATCAGCAACAACAAAACGAGAGCAAGCGCGATAGCGCGCGGTAGCAATGGGTAAAGAACACAGCAACCCTGAGTACAAACGCAACCGTGCAGTAATTCTGCAACACAAACCAGACTGCACGTACTGCGGTAAACCAGCAGACACAGTAGATCACATAGTTGCAATTATGAACGGCGGCGGCCACGACCTAGACAACCTGCAACCATGCTGTGCACAATGCAACAACAGAAAAGGACACAAAGAAGTAGCACAACGCAACCGCTCAATAAGCCACGCAAGAGCCGAAGCAATGCGAAACCACGCAACACCAATCGCAAAAACAGAACCGTTTTTTTCTGAAAAACAAAACATCAC